CTTTTTAACTCCTTTATTTGTTAAGCAGTACCAGTCATGCCATGTAAGACAATAACATTTGGAACCTCTTGTGGTACATCAGACATTGAGTCTAACGCATTGTTTAACTTATTGATTCTGAACTGTGCTTGAGGTGTCAATGCAAGAGCAGTATTGTTTCCAGCTCCTCGTATCTGTCCCTCAATAGGTTTCATCATCTTACCAAGTGGTGATTCAAGTAAGCCCTCAACACTTCGTATCTTAGATAGTACGCCACGCACATCTTCATAGTAGCCTTTACGCTCTGCTTGTAGATCTATTAATGAGTTCTTCATTCTATCACAGAGTATTCGCTCTTGCTTGATAGTCTCGAAGTCGCCTGTCTCATATACTGCCAAGCCTTGTTGGTGGCAATCTACATTTAGTCTGATGCATACCTTATCGTTGAAGTTATCAACTACCCAATTACTATAAGCCTCATGGGTATTAACTTGATTCTCATAGTCTCGTTGCCTACTCCAACCCATAGAATGATATTCGGGATTGATCCTTCTAATATCATTAGCGATCATGCCGATACCTTTCTCTTTTAGGTAATCGTGATTGACTAACTCAAAGGTACTTCTAGTTGGAAACATATTGAATCGAGCAGTACCCTCTTCTCTATCCATGCCGTCTGCATCTTCTGTCATAAGATTAAAGGTGACGCATTGATCGAGATGAAAGATAGCACGACTGCCATGATAACGGCTACTACCATCCATAGTAGACTTAAAGCCATCATTCTCTTTGTCTTTAAAGTCTGCCATAGTTAAACTAGAAACAGCTTTGTTTACTGGTAACCCAGAGTTGTTCCACTTGTTTCTGTCAGCGATCTCTCGCATAGCATTTACTTCTTCGATTGGTGTATGTGATCTTACATACTTACTAGCCACATTCCATGCCTTATTATACGAAGGCTCCCATTGAGCTTGTGCCGTGTCATAGGCTTCTTTCAACTCGCTGGGTAGATTGTGTATAGTTTTTAGTGCATGAGGGAGAATGATATTCTCCTTCACGTTCTTATCTATTAGTGTTTTTGCCATTAGATTAACTCCTTCTGTTGGCGTTGATATGTTCTTAGTATAGGGTATTCGTATGCACATGTCAAGGCGTGTAAGTGTTTGACATACATAGATAAATACTTATAATGGTGGGTATGAAAAAAAATTTTTATAACACAGTTCACCCTTTCTGGGTTGAGCATTACAAAAAGAAAAAGCAAAACAAGGAGAAAAAAAATGACACAAGAACTAGACAAGAACGGAAGACCTAAGCTCTACTGTGCCAACTGTGGCAAACGAATGAACTACACATACACACAACAATGGTTTGGGTGTAGTGGGTACAAGCACTATGGCTACTGGAGCTTAAAAGAGAACAACAGAGTATTTAATACAAGAGCAGAAGCTGAAGTAGAACTTCAAAGACTTAATGCTTTAGATTACAGAAACCGTCACTATGCTGGAGTTGGCGATAGCAACTTACAGGTAGATACCTATGGCTATGATAGAGAGGGGGTTAAATACTATGTAGAATATAGTGAGCCAGTAGGTGAGCCTGTAGCTTGGCAGTTTCATTCTCAAGAATGTATGATGCAGTTTCTACAACGACCAGATATAATTAGGCAGATACTTCCTATCATAGAGGCTAACAGAGCCGAGCCTATCATACCTGTTAAGAAACCTAGAAAGCCAAGACAGGTTAAGAATGACTTACCAGATTACAATGCTATGGCTAGAAGATTGGAGAGGGTACTGTGACAAAAGACTACAGAAACAGACTTGAACCACAAGACAGCACTAAGACTACAACTGTTAGTACTCGTCATGGAACGTGTGATATAAAAATAGCAGACATACAACTGACAATGATGTATAAAGCCTTACTGCTACACCCAATGAAACTTACACGAACACAACCATCTGCTTTAAAATGGTGGCGACAAGTATTTAATCTTAAAGGTAATCAAGAAAAGCTATTACCCCAAGCACTAGAAATAGTTAGAGAAAGACTTGAGGTTAAAGGTGATGATACTTACAGAAGTTTATACATCAAGAGTATAGAAGAAATGACAACATCATGAGTACAAAAATATGTAAAACATGTGGTGTTGAGTTTGCTATAAATAAATGGCAAACTAAAAAACAATATTGTAATGATGGATGTAAAACTAACTGGCGACCAAATCGTGGGAAACCAAAAGGTAGACCTAAAGATGAATGGAAAGAAGTATTTACTAAGTATAGTATATAAACCCCTCTCGGAACCACAGGTTCATATAGCACGAATTTTAATTAATGTCAAGGAGAAAAAGATAATGACTGATAAAAAAAGAAAAGACGGAGAGAAAGCAATAGGTATAGCCACAATAGTTATGGGCATCTTTGCGCTGATACTATGGCTACTAGGATATGGGAGAGACTGATGAAAAAGAATTACTCAAAAGAATCTTTAGATAAGATTAGTAGTGGTCACACAATATACACAAAGACAATCAAGGTGGTAGAGTTCTATCCTTTCAAGGCTTTGAAGCCAGTCATCAACAAAAAGTTAGGCAAGAAAGTTAGCAAGGGTATGCACAAAGACAGACCTATCTTTACTCTTACCCTAGAGGAGAGGGCTACCTGCCCTCGTACTTGTGGGCATTGGGATGATTGCTATGGCAACAACATGCCATTCGCACACAGGATATCACATGGCAAGGGACTGACACACAAACTATACACAGACCTCACAGAGATACAGAAGAAGCATGAGAAGTTTCTTGTACGACTGCATGTTCTTGGAGACTTCTATTCAGTAGATTATGTACAGTTCTGGGAGAGATGTCTTGATAAATTTCCTGGACTTGCTATCTGGGGGTACACACATTGGCATCCAGGCACAGACATAGGAGATGAGATTAAGAGAATACGAACGGCACAATGGGATAGATTCTCAGTACGATTTTCAGATTACACCAGAGATATACTATCAGCTAACTCAGAGGAGATAGCGAAGAAAGGTGTAGTGTGTCCAGAGCAGACAGGCAAAGCCAAGAGCTGTGCCGATTGTGGTCTGTGCTGGTCAATGAAGAAGCAACCAGTTATATTTAAGACACATTGACATGCGAATGTAATAGTGTTATAATAAGATATTCTTTAGAGTGGGAATGGCGATACTAGTCAGCCTATAAACCTAAAGATAGAGATGATCAGTAAACGCCTTCTTAGACTTTGCGTAGCATACTAAGGTACATCTGTGGTAAGACACAGCAGATTTTATGGCTTTGGCGTACCCACATCTCGGCTAAAATATAACAAAGGAGGACTAAATGCAAAGACTAAAACGACAAACATTCTCAGATGAACTACATAAACTTGTAGGCTCTAAGATATTCTCAGCAAAGTTTACAAAGAAAGATGGCTCTGATAGAGTTATCAACTGTATGCTTGGTGTGAAGAAACATCTGAGAGGTGGAGAGAGAACGACAAAGAAAGAAGAGTTTATGATTGTCTTTGATACTATCAAGAAACAGTATCGCAATATCAATCTCAAGACTCTTGATTGGATTCGTTTCAATGGACAGATGTATACTGTAGAGTTACAGTACAATAAGAATCAAATGAAACTTACACCAGTAGTAGGGCTTGATGATGAGTGAAGGGAAGAAGAAGATAGCGACAGGCTGGGCATTGAGTATTAACTGGCAATATGAAGACGGCACTTGGCACAACGAGTTGCTAACTGATTTGCCTAACTCAGTTGCCCAAGCCGTTGACGATTTCATAACAGAACTAGAAGAGGAACACGAAGAACCATATAAAACATTTAACACTGAGGAGGGTTACGAATGAGGCAACCACAAGAACGACTCCTTCAAGGGCGTTATGTCTTTGAAGGTGTACCTAATACAGATGAAGGCGAAGAGTTCTTTCAGAATGTTAGAAAGTATCTTAACAGTCGCACTAACCAAAGAGTTGTAAGAAGATGGAGAGGTCCAGGTAATTGGAGTCACTCTATTAATGGCGACCAAGCAGACAGTTTTGTTATCTACATAGATGAACGCTAAATGTAGACACAAAAGATATTGGTACGAACAAATGGTAAAACCCAAAGCTAGCTAGAGAGGTAGTGTTCGTATCAGGGGGCAGGTTAGTCGTTCCTGTCCCCATTTTTACTTGACATAAAATAGAAATTATGTTATAGGTTTCACATGAATTACACAGATCAGATAGAAGTTATAAAAGATTTAGGTTTAGATGAAGGGCAGTCCATAAGAATGGATTGCCCTTTTTGTATGCGTAAGCACACTTTTTCAATCAGCAAAGAAGATTCAAAAGTACTATGGTATTGCTTCTCTGCTTCTTGCGATGCCAAGGGCGCATACTACACTGAGAAAACTATGCATGATATAGAACATTTTATTTATCACAATCAATCAGACACAGACGCAGACTTCACAGTTCCTGCAAACTTTACATCAGTTCATTCTAGCGATAGATGTATAAAATATTTAGAAAAAAATAATTGTCTCTCTGCATTTACAAGAGGTAAAGCTGATGTCAGATATGATCCTGCAAGAGATAGAATTGTATTTATGATACACAGTGACACAGACAAAATTATTGGTGGTGTTGGCAGAGCTTTGGGTTACAACGCATTACCAAAGTGGTATGTATATGGCAGTAAAAATTATCCTTTCATATGTGGTGATGGGGACACAGCAGTGGTTGTTGAAGATTGTGCATCAGCTTGTGCAGTATCAAATACCTTTGCAGGTGTTGCCTTGATGGGTACAAGTTTGCCAACAGAATATATTGACATACTACAAAAGAAGTTTAGTAATATTATCGTAGCATTAGACAGAGACGCAACATCAAAAGCATTTGACATAGCAAGAGAATTAGGGTATACATCTAAGGCAAGAGTGGTCATGCTAGAAGATGACTTAAAATATTTTAAACCAGATGAGATACAAGAGATACTATGCAAGAACGGCAGTTAATAAAACTACTACTTAAAAAACCTTTCTATGAAAAGAACAAGGGTAAAGTTACAAAGACAACATTCAGTAATGGTCTTGGTAATTTTTTTACTACAATAGAAAAAGCACACAAAGACTATGAGGATGATCTTACGATAGATGATCTTATAGATTTACACACAGAGAAATATAATCCTGCATTGACACGAGCTGCAAAATTAAACTTTGAAACTCTTGTACAAGAAATAAAAAAAGAGACAGAGCCAAACGAAGCAGTTGCATCTGATATCATTGAGGCAGTATACAAAAGAAATCTTGCACACAAAGTTGCAGTAATAGCCACAGATATATTCAATGGTCAGGACAAATCTTTTAATGAAATCAAACAGTTATTAGACAACACAGACGAAGACACAGACGATACTCAGGCAGTAACCGAAGACATACCTGAGTTACTTGAGTCACTAGATATACAAACTAAGTTTGAATTTAATCTTCCAAGTTTGCATGAGCAAGTTCCAGGAGTTGGTCCAGGTAATTTAGTTATTGTTTTTGCAAGACCAGAGTCAGGTAAGACTGCGTTCTGGGTTAATCTTGTTGGAGGATTGCAGGGTTTTGCATCACAAGGTGCAAAAGTTTGTGCGTTAATAAATGAGGAGCCTGCTGTAAGAACACAGATGAGAGTTATCAATGCACATACAGGAATGACAAGAGATGAAATAATAGACAACATGGATTTAGCAAAAGAAAAATGGAAGGAGATAAAAGATAATGTTAAACTTATGGATACTGTTGATTGGACTATTGATGACGTTGACAGTTTTTGCAGTAGCAACAAGCCAGACATCCTTATTATTGATCAGTTAGATAAGGTAGGAGTGTCTGGTAACTTTACAAGAACAGACGATAAACTTAGA